TGACGGTAGGGGGGCTGTTCTCCTCTGTGCTTATCCATTTGTGCAACGCGCATGGGTCGCACGTGAGAGTCCGCAATTTCAAGCCAGCTTGTCGCGTTATCAAAGATATTCGTTCTCGGGAACCGCATGACTAAGGGGTTTCCGGGAGCATTTTTCTGATTTCTTGGGCATCTCTTGAAAAGAATCAGAGGCTTTCAAGTTTGTCCGGGGATTTGGAAATATTCCGGGGTGCGGGGGAAATCGGCGGCGCGGACAGGTTGTTCGCGCATCATCCGGCCAAAATCGGCGCGTAATTCGGACAAACCGGCGAGGCATATATTGTTTTGATGAGGCGGTGATTGGCATGGGAAATGGTCACGGTGGCGCTCGTCCGGGGTCGGGGCGCAAAAAGAAACCGCTGGCGGATAAGCTGATGGAAGGCAACCCCGGCAAGCGACCGAACAAGGTGCTGGGCTTTGCCGAGGGGCTTCCCCATGATATGGAACCGCCGGAATATTTGGAAGATTTCGCCGGTTTCGACATCGAGCCGGATGTGAACGAGTTCTATCGAAGCACGGTCAAGTGGCTGGAGCGCACCGGTTGTCTGCACCTCATAAACCCTGATTTTATCGCGGAATATGCGATGCTCAAGACGCGCTGGCTGGAATGCGAATTTATCGTGGGTAGTTTGTTCACGCACCACAGAATATCTATGGCAACCGCAAGCGCCGACATGGGGCTGAAATATCTCAAGCAAGCGGATGCGGCGTGGGCGAAGATTTGGGCGATTGTCGCGCAGAACTGCGAATATAATCTCGGTGGCGAGAATCCCAACGCTGAAATTATGGCCGCGCTGTTGAGCGCGAAACCGGAGTGATTATTATGCCGTGGAAATCGAAGCGACCGTGTGGTAGGCCGGGATGCCGGGAGTTAGTTGAGGCCGGTGCGCGGTATTGCCCACAGCACAAGCCGACACGAAACTATGACGCATCGCACTATAATTATCGTTGGCGCAAACTGCGGGCGATGTATTTGGCGAAGAATCCCCTCTGTGCTGAATGTGAGAAAGCCGGTCGGCTGACACCGGCCACCGAAGTTCACCACATCGTTGCTATTGCAGACGGTGGCTCCGACCGGGACGAGAACCTGCAACCCCTGTGCAAATCATGCCATTCCAGAAAAACAGCGAAGGAGAGTCGCTTTGGCTGGTGAGTTCATATATTCCCCGACACGGTTCATGGAGCCGGATTCGCGCTACAATGAGAAAAAGGCCGACCATGCCGTTGCTTTCATTGAGCAGCTAAAGCATATCAAGACATCGGAATGGGCGGGGAAGCCATTTAAGCTTCTGCCGTGGCAAGAACAGATAATCCGGGATATCTTTGGCATAGTGAAGCCGAATGGTGCACGGCAGTTCCGGCATTGCTTTGTCGAGGTGCCCAAGAAGAGTGGCAAATCCGAACTTGCGGCAGCTGTGGCGCTGTATTTGCTCTGCGCTGATCAGGAACAGGGCGCAGAAATATATTCAGTCGCGAACGACCGGGAACAGGCGGCTATTGTGTTCAACCTCGCCCAGCAGATGGCACAGGATAATCCTATTATTCGCAAACTTTGCAAGTTTGTTGATTCGCGAAAGCGGATTATATTCAAACCCACAAACTCATTTTACGCCGCAATCTCATCCGAAGTCAAGAACAAATATGGGCTGAATTGCCACGGCGTTATTTTCGATGAACTGCTTGGCCAGACCGAGCGCAAACTGTACGATACGATGACCATAGGCTCCGGCTCGGCTCGGCGGCAACCGCTTAACTTTGTTATCACAACGGCAGGGCAAGATCGGAATAGCATTTGCTACGAAGAACATTGCTATGCGCTGGATTTGTTGCAAGGCCGTAAAATTGATCCGAGCTATTACCCGGTAGTGTTTGCGGCACGCGATGATGAGGAATGGACTGATCCGGCAGTCTGGAAGCGGGTAAATCCGTCATTTGGCATCACCGTACCGGAGGATTTTTATCACAGCTTTGTTAATCGGGCAAAGACGAATGTTGCGCTGGAATCGGAGTTCCGGCAGTTTTATCTGAATCAGTGGCTGAACTCAGCCAAGCGCTGGTTGCCGATGGATAAATACGACAAAGGTAATACGCCGATTGATTTGGAGAAGCTGAAAGGCCGACCGTGTTATGGCGGCTTGGATTTGGCTTCCACTGATGATATTGCGGCTTTTGTGTTGGTGTTTCCACCGGATGAAATGAACGGCGAATACCACGTTCTGCCGTTCTTCTGGATTCCCGAGGAGAACATGCATCAGCGTGTGAAGAATCATCGTGTGCCTTATGCGCAGTGGGCGCGGGATGGGCATTTGGAAACGACCGAGGGGAATATAATCTATTACGATTTTATTGAGCGGAAGGTTGCGGAATTGGGTAAGATTTATAACATCCGTGAAATCTCTTATGACCGGTGGGGTGCAGAGCAGATGTCGCAAAACCTGAAGGCGAATGGATTTGAAATGGTGGACTTTGGGCAGGGGTTTCAAAGCATTTCGCAGCCTTCAAAAGAATTGCACCGGCTAGTTTTGGATGAGCGGTTGATACATGGCGGGCATCCGGTTTTGCGCTGGATGTTCGAGAATGTGTACATCGAAACCGATGCGGCGGCGAACATAAAGCCGAGCAAGAAGAAAAGCCGGGAGAAGATTGATGGGGCGGTTGCGACCATAATGGCGCTTGACCGGGCGATAATCCGGGAAGATGAGAAAAAGGGCAAAGGTGGGATTGTGGTTTATGATGCTGATACGGATACTATAACGCGCAACGGCGAAGTAATTGACGCGCCGGTGGTGCGCGAAAGTGATACCGACCGGCGGCGTAGGATTGAGCGCGAGGCTATGTTTGGGGATGGTTTGTAAAGATTACGCTAAATTGCTGCATCCATATGCTATTGATCGTTAGATACATACCATTCTGAATTTGAGTATGTTATTTTGACATCACCCTCTAATTGCAGTGATTCAATCAATTCTTTTAATTGCTCTAATCCGTTTGACACCGTAGATATTTCGTCTGACTTAATACATAAATCTATAGTTATATTTGCACACCCTTTTGTTTTTACTTTTAGAATGTTATGGAACATAATGCTTAAAGGATTATGTATACAATTTTCAAGAAGTCGCGGTGTTTTTTCCACCATAAATTTCAATAAATCATATACCGCGCTTCCTATTGTCCCGGCCAGAATAGGATTCGAAATTAGTTGATGGATTATTATTGTTGAAGCTATCCAAACTTCCCCTAGATCGGCCCCTGAAGGAAAGCTTCTGTAGCAACCTTTTATACTGCGGATATCTAGAGAAGAGTAGGCATCCTCATCCACACTTATTATGTCCCTCAAAACCACAACATCATAATGCGTTGCATTGATCATAACTTCAACATCTTGAATATATCTAGTCATAACTGGAGTCCCCTTTTTGCAAGTTGACGTGTCTATAGAATCTTAGGAACCGCGATTGATGATGCTCTTTTGTACCCATGTATTGTTGGTTGATTAGTTCACCAAACGGAGCTATCATGTGACTGCAACAAGGCGCAACGCCTTAAAAAAAGGAGGATGTCACATGTCTAAGAAAACAACAAAACCGGAACTGCTCACAATCGAAATGCCGCTAGATGGGCTCTCGTCGGAAAAGCTGGATAACTTGCAAAAGCTAATTGACAGCAAGGCAACGCTGATCAAAAAAGCGATTGGCGCGGAAGAGCTACCCATTCAAATCCTTGATAACAAGATTGCGTTTCCGTGGTTTTCGCCAGACCTTCCCGCCGAGGAAATACAGGCATACAGCCAGTTCATCGCGGCGCTTTGCGATACCGCCAAGAAAAAGGTGCGGGTGGTGGCACGGCCACAAGAGGTTTTTGAAAACGAAAAGTTCGCAATGCGCGTATTCGGCATTGGTTTGGGACTTAAGGGTGCAGAGTATTTACTGTGCAGAAAGCTGATGAGCCGCAACCTCTCGGGGGACGGTTCATGGCGATACACCAAACCGGAAAAGGGTGAACCGAGGCCACGCCGAGAAAGAGTTCAGAGGGATGTAATCTCCATACGCCTAACTCCGGACACTTTGGAGAAGTTGGCAATCCTCGCTGCCCAAAAGGATGAGCGCACCAGCCGGAATATGCTGATTGAGGGGATAATCGAGGGCTTCGTCAGCGCCACTTTTCCCGCTGAGGAACCGGGGGAAACCGCCGCGCCGGTACAAGTGCCGGAAGCCTCCGAACCCGCGCTGGACGAGGCATAATCTCGCGCCACGACGCATACATTGGTACAAGCCGAGCCGCCGCAAGGCGGCTTGTTACGTTGAGGTGCTTATGGGTATATTTAGTCGCCTGTTCAAACGCGCAACGCCGCAAAACAGCCTCACCACCAGCCGACCATTTTTCTTTGGTCGCGCATCTGCCGATGTGTCTGTCAACGAGCGCACCGCCATGCAGACTACTGCCGTGTATGCCTGTGTGCGCGTGATCTCCGAGACGATTGCCAGCTTGCCGCTGCACCTGTATCGCTACGAGGGCAACGGTTCATTGATCGAATCAGCGCACCCGCTTTACGATATACTCCACACTGTGCCAAATCCCGAAATGACCAGCTTTATCTGGCGGGAAACGCTGATGAGCCATCTGCTACTTTATGGCAACGCTTATGCGCAAATCATCCGGGATGGCACTGGCCGGGTGAAGTATTTGTATCCGCTGCTACCTAACAAGATGGACGTTTGGCGCGATGATGCCGGGGAAATTTACTACACATATTATCGCGATTCCGATGAAACTCGGTCTCAGGATAAAAGCGGTGGTGTCACCTTGCGCCGTGAAGATGTGTTGCACATTCCCGGTCTCAGCTTCGATGGGCTTGTGGGTTATTCGCCCATCGCCCTTGCTCGGAACGCCATCGGCATGTCTATTGCTGCTGAGAATTATGGTGCCACATTCTTTGCAAACGGCGCCAACCCCGGCGGCGTACTTGAGCACCCCGGTACATTCAATGATCCCGCCAAAATTCGGGACACTTGGGAATCCATTTATCGCGGGAAGGGTGCTAACCGGATCGCGGTGCTGGAAGAAGGGTTGAAGTTCCACACGGTGGGCATTCCACCGGATCAGGCGCAGTTTTTGGAAACGCGCCGGTTTCAGTTAAACGAGATTGCCCGCATCTTTTTAGTGCCGCCGCACATGATTGGTGATTTGGATAAGGCCACCTTCAGCAATATTGAGCATCAGAGCATAAACTTCCTAATGCATACAATCGAGCCGTGGGTGAAGCGGCTGGAGCAGTCGATGGATATGGCGTTACTCACTTATCAAGAGCGCAAGAAATACATGATTCAGTTCAACATTGACGGCATGCTTCGCGGGGACTATAAAACCCGAATGGATGGGTATTCTATCGGGCGGCGAAATGGGTGGTTGTCAGCAAATGACATAAGGGCTTTAGAACGGCTGACTCCCATTTCCGCAGAGGATGGCGGTGACCGTTATTTGGTCAACGGCAACATGGTGGATTTGAAGCAGGCTGGGCATTTTGTTAAGGGAGATGAGTGATTATGAGTGAAAAGAAAAAACAAGATTGGACTTTCGGTGGGCTTCTGGAAAACTCAAGCGATGATGACTATGATGCAGACATCATCAAACATTTTAAACAACGTGTGGAGTGCTATGAAATCGCAAAGCGAATTGGCCTTTTAACCACAGACGAAATTCGCAAGTTGGAACGTCTTCCTGAACGAGATTCTCCTGGAATAATAATTGTATGATGAACCGATTTTGGAATTTCACTGCCGATAACAGCGGACGCACTTTGCGTTTAGACGGTGCAATCGCCGAGGAGGTCTGGTGGGGCGATGAAGTCACGCCAAAAGCATTCAAGAAAGAATTGCTTGCCGGTTCCGATGATATAACCGTGTGGATAAATTCTCCGGGTGGCGATGTTTTCGCGGCGGCAGAGATATATACCATGCTCCGCGAATATCCCGGCAAGGTGACTGTCAAAATTGATGGCATCGCGGCCAGCGCCGCTTCGGTGATCGCTATGGCCGGAGACGAGGTGCTTATGTCACCTGTGTCGTATATGATTATCCACAACCCGGCAACAATCGCCATCGGAGATTCCGCGGAAATGGAAAAAACGAAAGCTATGCTGGATGAAATCAAAGAGGGTATCATCAACGCATACGAGGTGAAAACGCGATTGCCACGGCATGAAATCAGCCAGCTTATGAGCGAAGAATCGTGTTTCAACGCTAAGAAAGCGGTTGAACTTGGATTCGCTGATGGCGTTCTATATTCCGATCCTCCGGTGGCAGCGGTGTTGCTGTCGCGCATGACGGTGACGAACTCGTTGTTCAAGAAGATCGCGAATCCTTTTGATTCGTATTACAAGCGCCTTGACCGGCTGAAATATTGAGGAGGCAGACTATGACAATATCTGAACTGCGCGAAAAGCGCACCAAGCTATGGAATCAGGCACAGGCGTTCTTAGATGCCCGGCGTGTGGATGGAATTCTCTCTGCTACCGATGGTGAAGTGTTCGACAAGATGGAATCCGAGATTGCTGATCTCGGACACCAAATTCAGCGCATGGAGCGGCATCGTGATTTGGCCGACCAGATGAACCTGCCGACATCCACGCCGCTACACAGCGCACCGGGGGTGCATAACGCCAGTCGCGGCACCGGCGAATATGCAAAAGCCTTCTGGAATGCCCTGCGCGGGCATGGTGTCAGCAACGTGCTATCTATTGGCGATGATGCAAAGGGCGGCTATTTAGTGCCAGAAGAATTCGCAAATGAACTGGTCAAAGCGCTTGAAGAACAAAACATCTTTCGCCGGATTGCGCGGATTGTCAGTACATCTTCCGAGAAGCTGAAGGTGCCAATTGCAACGGCTGCGGGCAACGCTTCGTGGATTGAGGAGAACGAAATTATCCCGGAAAGCGATTCCACGTTCAGCCAAGTTATCCTCAACGCATATAAGCTCGGTACGATGATGCGGGCTTCCAGTGAGCTGGTGGAGGATTCAGCGTTCAATATCCAGTCGTACATAGCACAGGAATTCGCTCGGAGGATCGGCGCTCGGGAGGAAGAGGCGTTCTGTATAGGTGATGGCACTGGCAAACCCACCGGTGTGTTTACGGCCACCGGGGGCGCTCCTGTGGGGGCTACGGCGGTGGGTGATTCTGTTGTCAACTTCGATGATGTCATAAACCTTTACTATAGTCTCAAGCCGCCATATCGCATTCGCGCTGCGTTTGTTACAAACGACTCGATGCTCAAGCAATTGCGCAAGGTGAAAGATAACAGCGGGCAGTATATTTGGCAACCGTCCGTTAAAGACAGCACACCGGATACCATTCTTGGCAGACCAGTGTATACATCGCCGTTTGTGCCGGAGATTGCGGCAGAAGCCACGCC